ATTATCCTTTCTTCTTCAAGCCAATCCAAGATGGTATGGATAGACCGAAAACAGAATTGGCATATAGAGTACCTGCTTCAAAGCTTACAAGAAGGAAGCTTGACTCTAATGAAAAACCAGAAGATATCAAAGGATTGGATACTACGATTGACTGGAAAAACACAGGAGACAACTCTTACGATGGAGAGAAACTGAAATTACTTATACATGACGAATGTTACGCTCCTGACACATTACTTTTAACGGAAGGTTTTAAGTTTAGAAAAATTAAAGATTTAAAAGAAGGAGATAAAGTAATTGTAGAAGGAGGCAGTATTAAATCCATTGCTAAAACAACTAATGGGAATACTCATTTATATACCATAAAGCAACCTTACGGTAAAGATTATACTGTAACTGAAAATCATAGATTAGTATTAAGAGATAATTACGGGAGTCGTAAAAATAAAACAATAACAATAACAGCAAAAGAATATTTTGGGTTTTCTAAAGAGCATAAACGACATATAACTAGAGTCACATCGGAAGGTTTAGAATCTAAAGATTTTGGTTTAACAATTCCACCATACCTATTAGGATTGTGGTTGGGAGATGGTAAAAGTAAAGCTTTTTCTATCATAGTGAATAAGATAGAAGAACCAGAAATATTAAATTATTTAGGTAGAATTTCTACCATGATGGGTGTTCCTTTTAAATTAACTAAAACAACATCTAAAAAATGTGTTAATTTTAATTTTGTTGGGATAAATCAAGAACTAAAAGACATCTGCGTTTATGGTAACAAGCATATACCAGACAATTATTTAAATTCCTCAATAGAGGCTAGGTTGCAAATATTAGCTGGAATTGTAGAGTCTGATGGTTATTCTAACAAGAAAAAAGGGTCTATTAATATTGGAATGAGTAGAAAGAATTTAATAGAGCAAATAAGATTTTTGGCATTATCTTGCGGACTATCTTGTTCTAATGTTTCTCATAAAATTACTAATTACAATACAGATGCATACATAATAAATATATCAGGAGATTTATCTATTATACCTCTAATAACTAATAAGAAGTCGTTTGAAGGATATGAGCCTAAAACAAAAGGTAGAAGAAATAAAGTTAATATAGAATATGTTGGTCAAGGCGATTATTGCGGAATACAAGTTAAGTCTGATGATGACAATGGTCGTAAATTAATATTAGAAGATTTTACTGTTAGTATGAACTCTGGCAAATGGGAGAGGCCAAGTAATATTCTTAATAACTGGAGAGTTACTAAAACCTGCCTTCGATTAGGTAGTAGAATAATTGGTAAATGTATGATGGGTTCAACTAGCAACTCGTTGGATAAAGGTGGTGATAATTTTAAAAAATTGTATTATGGGTCAGACGTTACAAGAAGAAACGCCAACGGACAGACTAGCTCGGGATTATATTCTTTGTTCATACCTATGGAATGGAACTACGAGGGATACATTGATTCTTATGGAATACCTGTATTCGATAAGCCTGAAGTACCCACAGAAGACCCCTACGGAACCCCGATAACTCAAGGAGTAATACAGTTTTGGAATAATGAAGTAGCGGGTTTAAAGGATGACCAAGATGGATTAAATGAGTTTTACAGACAATTCCCAAGAACAGAACAACACGCTTTTAGAGATGAAGCAAAAGAATCGTTATTTAATTTAACAAGAATATATCAGCAAATAGACCACAATGAGTCTATGGCATCAAGCTCATTGGTAACTAAAGGAAACTTTCAGTGGGAGAACGGAATTAAAGACACAAGAGTTATGTTTATGCCACACAAAGATGGTAGATTTCATATTTCTTGGATTCCGCCTTTAGGTATGCAAAATAGAGTTGTACCAAAAAATGGTATACTTTATCCAGGGAATGAACACCTTGGGGCTTTCGGTTGTGATAGTTATGACATATCAGGAACAGTGGACAAAAGAGGTTCTAATGGCTCTCTTCATGGTTTAACAAAGTTTAGTATGGAGGATGCTCCTGCAAATCATTTCTTTTTAGAATATATTGCAAGACCTCAAACAGCAGAGATATTTTTTGAGGATGTATTAATGGCTTGCGTGTTTTACGGTATGCCAATACTTGCAGAGAATAACAAACCAAGACTTCTGTATCATTTTAAAAGAAGAGGTTATAGAGGGTTTTCTATGAATAGACCAGATAAGATATACAACAAGTTGTCAATAACGGAAAGAGATATTGGAGGAGTTCCTAACTCTAGCCAAGATATGATACAATCTCACGCTGCCGCAATAGAAACATATATAGAGGAACTTGTTGGAGTTTTAGGTGATGATGAGATGGGAGATATTTACTTCCAAAGAACATTAGAAGACTGGGCTAGATTTAATATAAATAATAGAACGAAGCACGATGCATCTATTAGTTCGGGCCTTGCAATTATGGCCTGCAACAAAAATAGATACGCACCTGTAAATAAGGTGGTAAGACAGAATATAAATTTAGGGTTGAAGAGATACGACAACTCTGGAAAGTTTTCAAAAATAATAAAGTAAATGAACGTAGGCGCAAATCCAAACAGTGTATTTCCTAGCCAAGTGGTTAGTGACACAGAAAAATCAAGCTACGAGTACGGTGTACAAGTTGGCAGGGCTATCGAGGCTGAGTGGTTCCAACAAGGAGGTAGCGGTAATAGATTTGCAACCAATCACAATAGCTTTCACACACTTAGACTTTATGCAAGAGGTGAGCAGCCAGTGCAGAAATACAAAGATGAATTAGCTATTAATGGAGATTTATCTTATTTAAATTTGGATTGGAAACCAGTACCCGTTATATCTAAGTTTGTAGATATAGTATCAAATGGTATTACAGAAAAAGAATACGAAATAAAAGCTTACGCACAAGACCCTAAAGCATTAAAAGAAAGAACGGACTACGCAATGAGTCTAATGGAGGACATGGTTGCTAAGGAAGAGATGATGCAGCTAGAGGCAGCTATTGGAGTAAATGGATTTAATACTGACAATCCTCAAGACTTACCTCAAGATGAAAAAGAGCTTTCTTTACATATGCAACTTGACTATAAGCAATCAATCGAAATAGCAGAAGAAGAGGCTATTAACCAAGTGCTTGCAAAGAATAAGTTTACAGAAATAAGAAAAAGATTTAATTACGATTTAACCGTATTAGGTATTGGTTCAGTAAAAACAACTTGGAATAAAGCAGAGGGAGTTGTGACAGAATATTGTGACCCAGCAAGAATGGTGTATTCTTACACCGACGACCCTAACTTTGAAGATATATACTATGTTGGAGAAGTAAAAGCTGTTTCTATTCCAGAATTGAAAAAGCAATTTCCCAATATAACAACAGAGGAATTAAAGAAAATAGAAGAAATGCCTGGCAATCGGGAAAACATCACTGGTTGGAATGGCTACGATAAAAATACAGTTCAAGTTTTATATTTTGAATACAAGACTTACAACAATCAAGTTTGGAAAATCAAAGAAGGAGTTAATGGCTTAGAAAAGGCTTTGCAAAAAAGCGATGACTTTAATCCACCAGAAAACGATACATTTAAAAAGGTATCAAGAACGATAGAGGTTTTATATAGTGGGGCAAAAATACTAGGTAACAATCAAATGTTACAATGGGAGCTTGGAAGAAATATGACAAGACCTTTTGCCGATACTACTAAGGTAGAAATGAATTATGTTATTTGTGCACCTAGAATGTACAATGGTAAGATTGATTCTATTGTAAATAAGATTACAGGGTTTGCTGATATGATTCAGCTAACGCACCTTAAATTACAACAAGTAATGTCAAGAATGGTTCCTGACGGTGTGTTTTTAGATGTTGACGGACTAGCGGAAGTTGACCTAGGTAATGGAACGAGTTATAACCCAGCAGAAGCATTAAATATGTATTTCCAAACGGGTAGTGTTCTTGGTCGTTCTTTGACACAAGACGGGGACATTAACAGAGGTAAAGTTCCAATTCAAGAGTTATCTACATCAAGCGGTGGGGCCAAAATTGCCTCCTTGATTCAGACGTATCAGTACTACTTACAAATGATAAGAGACGTTACGGGACTTAATGAAGCTAGGGATGGGTCTACTCCATCTAAAGATGCACTCGTAGGGCTTCAAAAGATGGCCGCTAATCAATCTAATGTAGCAACTCGACACATACTTCAAGCTAGTTGTTATTTATCTCTTAGGGCTTGCGAAAACATCTCAAGAAGAATTGCTGATTCATTAGAGTTTGCTTTGACTGCAAATTCATTAAAGAGTAGTATTAGTGAATACAACGTTGCAACATTAAATGAGATTAAAGATTTAAGCCTTCACGATTTTGGTATCTTCTTGGAGTTAGAGCCTGATGAT